AGGGCTGTTGGTGACTACCTGTGGCCCTTTGACGATCACGAAATTGGCGTGCGCATCACGGGTGTGTTTGGCTTCCCGAGCGTGCCGAGCGTGATAACGCAGGCAGCGGTCATTCAAGCCAGCAGGATCTTTAAGCGCCTTGACTCACCGCTGGGTGTGGCTGGCTTTGGCGATATGGGCGCGATTCGCGTCAGCCGCCAACTCGACCCCGATGTCGCGCAACTCGTGGCCCCCTATGTGCGCCACCGTGGTGTTGCCTGATGGCTTCCATCTCAGCAATCCGCAGCGGCATCGCCACCAATCTGGCAACGATCTCAGGGCTGCGCACTAGCGCGTGGATTCCTGACCAGATCAACCCACCGATTGCCGTGGTGAAACCTGACACGGTTTCTTTTGACACCGCGTTTGCTCGCGGCTTGGACACCTTCCAATTTTCTGTTCTCACCATCGTGGGCCGCGTGGATGAACGCAGCGCCCAAGCACGCCTTGACGCTTACTGCGACACGTCAGGAAGCAGCAGCATTAAGGCTGCTATCGAGTCCGACCGCACGTTGGGGTCGGCTGTCTCAGATGTCCGCGTCACCGAGATGCGGAACTACACGGCACTGAACGTTGGTGACGTGACCTACCTCGCGGCGGAGTTCGCCGTCGAAGTTATCGCTCAATAAGGAAAGGGCAACCCATGGCCAAGTTCGTTGCAACTGATTACAGCATCACCGTTGCGGGCACCGATTTTTCCACCAGCCTTGCCAGCGCTGAACTCACCATTGAATCTGACGATGTGGAAACCACAGCGTTTGGTTCCGCATGGCGTTCGCGCGTTGGCGGTCTCAAGCAAGCAAGCGTCACCCTAGAATTCCACCAGGACTTCGGCGCAGCTGCTGTGGACGCAACGCTGTTCCCGCTTCTCAACACGCTCGCCACTGTGGTTATCAAGCCAACCAGCGGCAGCGCGTCAGCCACTAACCCGTCCTACACCGCAGTGTGTTTGGTCAATCAGTACCAGCCCTTCGCGTCCTCGGTCGGTGACTTGGCAACCCTGTCTGTGACGTGGCCTGTTTCGGGCTCCGTTGTTCGCGGCACTGCCTGAGTCTGAAAGGAATCCTGCGCCATGATGCAAATACCCATGAAAGTTGCCCTGGGTGACGGGTCGGAGGTCGAGGTCATCGCTAAGGCCTCCGACCTGATCGCCTTTGAACGGCACTTTGATAAGCCGATGACAACGTTTGGCGACCCTCGCAACGGGCGCGTTGAATACATTCTTTGGCTGGCTCATCATGTAATGGTCAAGCAAGACAAAACCACGCTGGACTTTGATGCGTGGGTGGACAGCATTGAAACTGTGAACGTTGGTGACTCGGGGGAATAGCACCGCTGGGTGAGCAATCAGCGCATTGGCTGATCGCGCACCTGGCGTATGAGTTCAAGATTCCACCAAGCGCGGTGGAGGCTGAATCCCCGCGCATGATCGCAACCATGTTTCGTTACCTGCGTTGGCGGGCTACCGAATCACGCAAAGGAATGGGGCGCTAGATGGCTGTCACTCGCTCCATGGGTTACAAGGTTGAGGTCTCGGGCTTGCGTGAGTTGTATGACGCAATCAAGGAAACTGATAAAAAGGCAGCCAACGAAATCAACCGCGTGATAACGCAAGCGGGCAAGCAAGTGGCAGCTGAGGCTAGTTACCTCATCCCTTCAGGCAATGCGCTGAGCAATTGGGGGCCGTGGCTAGATGCCAAGCGCGGGCGTGACCTTGGCTTTGATTCATCTGTTGTTGGTTCTAACTTTAAGGTCAAGCGCAACAACTACCGCCGCAAGCGTGTTAGCGCTGGCATTGCTTGGGAAGTTGTACAGGCAAATGCTGGTGGTTCCATTTGGGCGTTGATGGGTGACGGCTCAAGAGTCACCACGCCAAGCGGTGAGCACTTGGTCAATGTTGTGAACGCTCGATTCCCAGGCAAGCAGCCGCGCGCATTGCTGCCTGCTTACTACCGCGTTATCACTCCTGAATTGCGCGAAAAGATCCGTGACACCATCGTTAATCATGCTCGCAGATTGGGGCTTCGCTAATGGCACAGCTTGGCGCGAAAGTTCGGGTCTATGGTGATTGGGATGGGTCAGCCCTTAAAGGTGCTGAGAAGGATCTAGGCGCATTTGGCGGCAAACTCAACAACATGCTTGGCCCTGCCCTACTTGGTGCCACTGCTGCTGCTGGAGCGTTAGCGGTCAAACTTGGCGTTGATGGTGTCAAGGCCGCAATGGAGGATCAGGCAGCATCTGAGCGCTTAGCGCAAACCCTTAACAATTTGGGGTTGGCCCACGACACAGGGCGCATTGAGGACTACATATCTCAACTTGAGCGCTCGCTTGGCATCGCTGACACTGAATTGCGCCCCGCCTATGACCGCCTAGTGCGTTCCATCGGTGACACCGAGGAAGCCAACCGCGCGCTGAAGTTGTCGCTAGATATTTCTGCAGGTTCAGGCAAGTCGCTTGAGCAAGTGGTTGAGGCCTTAGGCAAAGCCTATTCAGGTTCTACCGTCGGCCTTTCCCGCCTTGGTGCCGGCCTTGATATGGCAACGCTGCGCACAGGCGATATGAACCTGATTACCCAACAGTTGTCACGGACATTTGAGGGTCAGGCAGCAACATCAGCCAAAACTGTTGAGGGTCAAATGGCCCGCGTTACCACTGCTCTTGACAATGTAAAAGAGGCATTTGGTCAAGGTCTAATTTCAGCCATTGGCAAAAGTGACAACGCAACTCAGAATTTTGTTGATAGTTTGGAAAATCTTGAACCAACGCTTAATCGGATTGGCTATCGCTTAGGCCTGATGGCCGATGGTGCCCTAATTCTTGCTAACAATTTGGAATTGATTGATGACCCAACTGAGGATGCCGAAACGCAAACCCAATCGTTTGGTGACACCCTGCGTGGAATGTTTGGCAACATTCAAGTTGGTTTGCCATTTCTAAGGGCACTTGAAGGCGCATTAGTCATTACATCACTGAGCGCTGAATCAGCAAGTTATGCTGCTGACACAGCCAGAGACAGTTTTGTAAACATGATGGCTGCCGCCGCTGCATCTGGCGAAGTGGCCAGGGCGCAAAGTGCTCAAGGTGCTGCCAGTGAGCGTTTAACCGCTCAAGCCAAAGCACTCGGCGCTGAAATTGGCTGGGGCAATGTTGGTTTGCAGAAATACAAGGTTTACCTGGAGGAATTGCGCGCCCAGGCCGAAAAGACCAAGGGTGGTGTGAGCGGCGCTGGCGGCGCAATAAAAGACACCACTGACGCGCTCACCAAACTCCAACAGCAGTTTGGCAAGCCTCTCGCTGAGCGCGCTAACGCGCTGCTTGATGAACTTAAGGACAAAGCCAAGGCTGCCCGCGATGAGATGGTGCAGTTCTACAACAGCATCAAAGACAATGTGAACAGTACGTTCTCGCTGTCTGCTGCACTCGATTCAGCCAAGACCGCAGCATCTAACTATGAGGCAACGCAGAGATCACTAGCCGACGCTACTCGCGGTCTTGCTGATGCTCAGGATGCTGAGGCCGAGGCGCGTAAACGTCACGATGAGGTGATGGCTGATTCCGATGCAAGTGCATCGCAGCGTGAGTCGGTGCAGAAGGCTTTGGCTGATGCGGTGGATAAGACCGCCGAGGCGACTAAGAAACTGACCACCGCTCAGCAGGATGATGCTAAGGCTGCTGATGAGCACGGCAAGACTTACATCCAACGCTTGCAGGAGCAGGCAGGTGCAGCGCAGCAGTTCCTTCAGACCATCACCACACTTTTTGAGATGGGCCTTCGTGGTGAGGCGTTACGTCAGATCGGTGAGATGTCAGCCACTGCAGGTATCACCGCTGGCACTGAACTCATCAACGGCGGTGAAGCAGCCATCACCGAGACCATGCGCTTGGTGGATGCCACCAACGGTGCAGCTGCCAAGATCGCTGAATTGACCACCGCTGGCTTCATTGGTACTGGCGTTATTACTGCCAATAACACGGTGCAAGGTTTCGCTGACGTGATGGGCGATGAGGGAACAGGCCGCAAGAAACTCATGCGGATCATGGATCGCCTAGCAGCCGACATGCGCCGCGAGACCACCATCACAATCACCACGATCCATGAGAATATTTATCGGACAATAGGAACGCCGCCATCAGGTGGCACCACTATCGCTGGTGCAACGGGTGGCATTGTGAATCGTCCTACCTTTGCCCTCATCGGTGAGGCTGGGCCTGAAGCTGTCATCCCATTAGACCGCAGCCCAGGTAACTCACCACTTGGTGGTATTGGCAGCGGCACCACCATCAACCTCACCGTCAACGCAGGCATGGGCACCAACGGTGCTGAGGTTGGCCGCCAGATCGTTGATGCGCTCAAGCAATACACCAAGCGCAATGGGCCTGTGCCGATCACGGTGGCGTGATGAGTGTTCGTGTCCTGATTGCCTTTGATGCTGGCGTTGCCGGTGACGTAAACCAATTCACCCTTGATTCCCCTGATAAGGGCGTGATCGGTTCTAACGTGTTTGGCCTTGGCGGTGCCACTGACTTGGTGGACGTGACCGAGTATGTGCAGGCTGTGAGCGTGTCGCGTGGTCGCTCGCGGGTGTTGGATCAACCGCAAGCGGCAAGTGCCAACATTGTGTTGGATAACCGCACAAGGCTGTTTGACCCCACGGTGGGCACAGCCGTCAGCCCTTACGCTGACTCCATTAGGCCACGGCGCAACGTGGTGGTTGAGGTTGAGGACGTAACGGTTTTCACCGGCCTGGTGGACGATTGGAACCTTGAGTTTCCTAATGATGGCGGCTACACCACGACCGCTGCGTGCACTGATGGTTTCGTGTCCCTTGCTCAGGCACCCGTGACCCCAGGCACGGCCACCTCGCAGCTCTCAGGTGCGCGCGTGGATGCAGTGCTGACCGACATTGAGTGGCCCACGTCTAAGCGCTCCCTTGATGCTGGTGACGTGACGTTGCAGGCTGACGTGGTGGGCGACAACGTGA